CTAATTCGAGCGATACATTCGCAAATTATAACAGGGAAATACCTGAGGAGTTATATTTAGATAATGATGGCAATTCGTTAAATTACACCTTTAGAGATGTATTGGACGAACTAGCCGAAGTCACGGCGAGTACAATTTGCATAAATGACAATGATGAGTTGGAAATTAGATATATTACTGATACCAATGACACAATCGATGAAGACTTTTTAAAAGATGTCAACGTAAACTTTGGTGAAAAGTTTGGGCCGATAAATACAATAGTATTAAGCAGAAGTGCTGATACTGATAACGAATATTACCCTGATCCTTTACCTGCTAATCCTTATGAAATAAAAATTTCAGATAATCAAATAATGAACGGAACTGACCGTGCAGATTATTTGCCAGATATTTATACAAAATTAAATGGTTTGGAATATTATGTAAACGATTTCTCAAGCCCTGGCATAACTTATTATGAATTGTGTGATAGATACACAGTAAGCATAGGCGGGCATAATTATACCTGCGTTATGTTAAATGACGAAATCAATATCACACAAGGATTAGAAGAAAATATATATACAGAACTTCCTGAAGAAACTGTGACAGATTACAATACTGCCTCAAAAGATGAAAGGGAAGACAACAGAGCGGCAATTATTATTAATAAAAAAATTGGTGACGTTGATATTAGAGGTAAGAATATAAATCTTACAAGTGACAACATTACAATAAGTTCAACCAATTTTAGTGTAGATACGGCAGGAAATGTAGTTGCAAATAGTTTGAGTTCAAATAATGCAACAATAACAGGCGGAAGTTTAAAATTAGTATCAACAGATAACTCACCATCTGTTATTATAAATGGTATCTATAATAGTACAGTTATAAGTGAAGGAACAATTTATAATTATAAAGGGTTAAATGGTATAGGTGATGATTTAAGTTATATCGGTATAGGTAGTAGTTCCGATCTTGGCGCAATAGGAGTTATATTATTAGGGAATGAAACAAACAATACTGAATATTCTTGGCTAGATGCAGAACAAATCTATATTACAGATAGCACAAATTTTAGCAGACTAACGCCACAACTAATTGATACTCCTAAAATAACTGCAGGTAATATTGACTGTGGTACTTGTACTTTAAATTCAAACACCAATGTTTCTGTATCGTTTAATAAAACATTTGCGAATGTACCTAGAGTTGTTTTAACACCAAATACTACAACTTCTGGTGTAATAGCGCCAAAGATAAGAGAAGTGTCAACAACAGGATTTAAAGCAATAATTGGTGGTTCGGTATCTGGAAGCATTGATTGCGATTGGATAGCAATAGATATGTAGAAAGGAGGATAAATTATGAGTAACAAAACATACGACATTTTGAAATTTATAGCACAAATATTTCTGCCAGCTTTGGCTACGTTATACTTTGCTTTATCAAGTATTTGGGGGCTTCCTTACGGAGAACAAATAGTTGGTACTATTTCCGCAGTAGATGCGTTCCTTGGCGCTTTACTTGGAATATCTAGCGTTAGATATAATGCAAAAATTAAGGAGGAGAAATAAATGGAATTTGTAAAAAGATTAACTAATCCTAGCGATGATAATAAAAATTATTTAAGACCACAAAAAGGGTATAATAAGTGTATTCGTGGAAATACAAAGCATGGTTTAAATCATGGACCTTATGACACATTGCCAAATTGTACTGCGTGGGTTTGTGGTAGATTTTTAGAAAGTCAACATTGGACAGAAGCAGATTTACCTTATCATAGTAATGCAGAAACTTATTTAAGAGATAATAAGATTTATGAGGAGGGTTTTACTCCTAGAGTCGGTTCTATAATGGTATATGCTAAAGGTAAAGTTGGAATTGGCAACGATGGTGCTGGTCATGTGGTATTTGTCGAAGCAATAGACAAAAATGGTAATTGCCTTGTAAGTGAAAGTGGTTGGAATTTTACTAGCAAGAGAATGACGACTAGGACAATAAAACCACACAAATATACTTACAGTAGCAAATACAATTATCTTGGATGTATCTATCCGGCAGAAAATTTTGACTTCCATTATTATGGAACATTACCTACTGAAAACCTAAGATATGGTATGAAGGGTAAACAAGTTAAATATTTGCAAGACTTCCTAAATTGGTGTTTAGGTGAAACCTTAAGCGTGGATGGACACTTTGGGCCGGCCACGAGAAATGCTGTGAAAAAATATCAAGAAAAGTATGGTTTAGAAGTCGATGGACATTTCGGACCAAAGTCAAGAGCTAAAGCAAAAACTATAACATTCTAGTGAGGTATATATGAGGGAAATTACTAAAGAAATGATTAAAACCTTTGAAATTGATAAATTAGGTTATGATTTTATGGGTTATACCTTTAAAAGAAAAAATGATTTGTCATTTCATCATTTAATAGTACCTCATCGAGAATGTAAACACGCAGGTTTAGGTGAAGGCTATCTTTTTTGGAATGGTGCTATATTGTCAATATCACATGAGTATTTGCACGTCATTGAACGAGTAGATCCTGATATGTTTTATGCAATAACCTCGGAAATGATTGATGAAAATATTTCTCAACAAATAAGAATAGAAAATTTAAAAAAAATAAGAGATATACTAATGCAATTTGAAAAAGAACATTGTTCTGACACAACAAGAAAAGGGCATTATATAATAAAGCCAAGCTATGTGAGAGATAGAATAAAATTATAGACGCATTTGCGTCTTTTATTATTGCTTTTTTTGGCAAATATTGCTAAAATGAAAATGGGAGGCAAAAATGGATAAAGAAGAACTGTTGTTTCAAATGTTAAAGGATAACACCAAGACAAGTACAGACATAAAGCGTGGAGAACTACAAAAAAAATATCCGGATATTAATATAAGCGATTTACATAAGAGAATAATAAATTATCAAGTAAAAAAGTATGGCATATCGTTAAATAGCCACAATCAAAATAAAATAGAAGCAGGTTTAAAAATTGCAAAATTAAAAAACATTAAAAGGAACAGAAAAAATGGAAAATAGAAAAATAAGATATACTATTTATAAAAACAAAGTTTGGCTAGAACTGTTATATAATGGCGTTGTAATGAATCAAGAAGTTGTTTATAACGGTTCTGACCATAAGGACTGCGAAAGGTGGATTAAAGAAAATGTTAAAGAGAATAGACAAATTAGGTAGAGTTGTTATTCCTGGCTTTTTAAGAAAGGAACTAGGGATTGAATTAAATGAATATGTGGATATAAAAAGGAATGGTGATGAAATAATCATAAAAAAAATGAGTAATATGTTAAGTGAAGAAGCTGTTAAACATTTATATAAGACTTGGCACGACGAAAAAACAGATAGCGAATACGATAAAGGGTTTGGCGATGCACTAAAAATAATAATAGGAGACGTAAAATAATGGATGAAGTATTTATAGATATAAGAGAACGCGAATGGCTACAAAAGTTTTTTAAAGATAAAGATTTTGTGTCGATAGATGATTTACTTGGTGTTATAGAAGATTTAGATTGTGAAGTTGACCGATTAAATGAAAAAATTGCAGATATGCGACAAGATGTTCAAGATTTTTATACACCGAAGACACCATACGAAATCTTTGGGATTAGTGAGAAAGATTTTCACTAATTTTTTATAGTAAAGTAATGGCATTTTACTATTGACTTTATATTATTCGCATGTTAAAATTGTTATAGATAGGAGGAAAAGATGGATAGCGCAATAAATGTGGTTTTGTCAAAAGAATTAAAAGAAAAAATTGAAGAATTTGCTGCTAAAAAGCATATTTCACAAAATGCACTCGTTCGACTTGCTATTAGTGAATATATAGAAAGGAACGAGTAAATTGACAAAGCAAGAATATTTACAAGAATTAAATAAGGCATTTGGTGATTTCAAGTTTTTTGAAGAAGATCATCACTATGAATACAAAGACCAACGCATTGGAGTTTCGGTAACGCGATTCATAGAACAATATGCGAACGAGTTTGATGCTGATACAATAGCACAAAAAGTGGCTATTAAAGAAGGTAAATCAGTTCAGGAAGTATTAGACGAATGGCAAATAAAAAACGAGTGGGCTTGTTTTAAAGGCAGTCTTTCACATCAATATGTTCAGGAAAAATTTGAAAGCGATTGCAACCAAATGTTTTATCCCGATGATGAAGTAAAAAGAGATGCATTAAATAAAATATATCATCAAGCAGACTGCTTTTATGAGGATTATAAAGACAGACTTGAATTGTTAGCGAACGAAAAAATTATTGGTTCAGAAGTTTATGATATCGCCTCGGCTGTTGATTCACTTTTTATAAACAAATTAACAGGTGGACTTGTATTAGTTGATTACAAAACCAATAGCAACATTCACAAAAACGAGCGATATGCAAAAGATATGAAAGCACCTTTATCACACTTGAAAGACACGACACTTTCACACTATTTCATCCAGGTATCTATTTATAAATACTTGATAGAGAAATACACGGATTTAGAAGTCGATGAGTGGTTTATAGTGTGG